AATATAATTATGAAAGTAACTAAAATAACTAAGATTTACCGACCAATGAGAAAATTTGGCAACCTATTAAAAGATATTTTTTCACCAGAAACATCAACTCATTGGTGGATTAGAGTAAGCGAAATTGCATACTCTGAGCAAGAAAAAAAAGAAATGATAAATATTATAACAGAAAAATTAAATAATAGAATTAAGGTTTATGAAAGTAATTAAAGATAGTAATGATCAATATCATTCGCATAGCAGTATTAGTGCTAGTGGTTTAAAAACGATATATAAAAAATCTGTATATCATTTGTTAAATCAAAAATTTAAAGAAACTCCAGCAATGGCATTAGGTACAGCGGTGCATCAAGCTCTATTAGAGCCAGATGATTTTTATGACATTTATCATATAATTGAAAAAATTAATAAAAGAACTAAAGCTGGAAAAGAGGAATATCAAAAGCAATTAGATTTAGCAAAAGATAAAATTATAATTGAATCCGATACTCATGAAATAATTAAAAATATTTTAGGTGCTTTTAGACAAAATGAGTTAGCACAAAAATACTGCAAAGGTGAAATTGAATTATCTCACTATACACAATATGAGGGCATTGATGTAAGGGTGCGGCCAGATTGTATTAATAGAATATCAAATTTTATTAGTGATGTTAAAACTTGTCAAGACAATTCACCAGAAGCATTTAAAAGAGATATTTACAAATGGGGTTATCATTTACAAGCGGCATTTTATATGGATATGTGTGGTATTGATACTTTTAAATTTATTGCAGTTACAACTACATTCCCACACACTTGTGAGGTTTATACGTTAAGTGATGAGATGATTGAGTTTGGCCGCAATGCATATAAACAAGCATTTGAAAAATGGAAAATATATTTAGAATCTGGTAATGTGCCAGGTTATCATTGGTATCAATTTGCAAAAGATGGATCCTATGTTTTATAAAAATAAATCTGACTTATATAGGGCAATAGTTGAAAAGCATACTAATTTAGAATTAAGCACACCCACTAGACAATTTAATTATGTTTTTGCTAGGAGCTGTTATTATTATTTATGCAGAAAATTTGGCTTGATGAGTTTTGCTAAAATTAGTGCAACTGTAAATAAAAATCATGCTACTGTAATGCATAGCTTAAAAGAGCTGCCATATATTATTAAACATGATCGTGTTTGCAATAGTATATTTCAAAAAATTGTTAGTGAAGTTAGAAAAGATTATTTTATTCCTAAAACTAAAAAGACATTAGATCAGCTGGTAACTAACCATAATTATTATTTATTAGAAAATGGCAATCTAAAAAATATTGTAAAAAAATTAGAAAGTAAAGTGAAAAGGTTAACAAATAAAAATAAAGAAATGAAAAGAATTATTTATGTTATGGCCGATACCGACTAAATATTTTTTAATTTTGTAAAAAAACTTTATGAAAAGAAACCCCTATGCAAGATTTTTAGGCAAAGAAGATGTATTGCAAAACCAAGTAATGAGATATATAGGATTAAAATATCCTAAAGCTCTTTACACCCATGTGGCAAACGAGGGTAAACGAACTCCTTTTGAAAGGTATAAAATGAAATACTTAGGCACTAAACCTGGAATACCAGATATAATGATATTTAACCCAAATAAAACAAATAATGGCTTAGCGATTGAATTAAAAGTTGGGTATAATAAACCCACCGAAACACAAAAACAATGGCTTAAAGAGCTTAAAAACAATAACTGGGTGGCTGTTTGGAGTAATAATTTAGATGAGTGCTTAGAAATAATAGATGAATATTTTAAAAATTAATAATGGCTAGATCAAAAAAAATATATTTTGAGGAAGTCGAACAACGAGTAAGATGGACACAAAGCTCAACTGATAAAATGAAATACAATTATAAATTTATTGGTGTGGCTAGTGAAGCAGAATTTGATCTGCTAATGGAGTTACTTTGGTTTATGTACGAGGAAGATGAAATATCTTATAATCAGTTTTTCGATACTTTTAGAGAATTAAAAACATTTTGTGATGGAATTAAAGGTTTGGTTGACAAACAATAATTTTATTACTTTACTTATTTATGAAATACAATAAGATTTTAAAACCTAAAAAGTTTGACTACTTTACTATTATACCTAGCTCCATATTTAGGCACAAAAATATTACAGTTGGTGCTACTGGCTTGTATGCTTATTTATTTTCTCACACAGCTGAACAAGAAATAACAATACAATTTATTTGTGGGCATTTTAAAGAATCAAAAGGTGCTATTGGTCGAAAGCTAAATGAGCTTATTGATGCTGGTTATTTAGTTAGGAAAAGGGTAACTGTTAAAGGTAAATTTAAAGGTTATAATTATATACTAAAAGCAAAACCAAAAACCCAAAAACCAGAACCCCAAAAACCGAAACCCCAAAATGAACCACAAAGTAATATTATATATAATGATAACAATATAAAGAGTAATATAACACAAACTGAGAAAATGCAAAAAGCATTCCCTCATTTTGTTGCTTTATTTGATTCTAGGTATCATCCAAAAACTGATGCACAAATTAAAAAATGGAAAGTGTGTTTAGATAGATGTGTTCGTATTGATAAGTATAGTTTAGATGAGGTTTATTTAGCTGTTAAAAATGCTAGACAAAGTGAATTTTGGAAAAATAATTTTTTAACACTTACTAAAATTAGAAACCATGATAAAAATGGTATTATGTATATCCACAGATTTATTGAAAACAATAAAAAATACAATAAGCCAAAATGTTATTATAAAATAAAAGGGATACAAGAATATAAATTATACAATGATCCTGATGGCTCTGAAAGATTAGGTGCTATAACTAAATACAATAAACTCAATGAATTTAATTTATTACAATTTTTAAATAAAGATGAGATTGATGAGCTTAAAAACTTTATTAAATGATTATAGGCAAAGTATATAGTTTAGATCAATACGAACAAGCCATTGTAAAGCTATCAGCTGAACAAAGGCATAATAATAAAATAAAAACTGGATGGGATGGTTCTAAAACAGTAAATCCAAAATCAGAGCTTGATTTAAATATAGTTGGGTTTGGTGGTGAGTTTATATTTGCTAGGGAAAATAATTTATATCCAGATTTTAAAATACATAATACTAGCAAAGTAAATAAAACAGATGATTATGATCACCAATGGTTAGGACATTCTGTTGATGTAAAAGTAAACAGAAAAGATCACCCATTAATGATACCAGAATATGCAAATACAGATTGTAAAATATTTGCTCTGTTTACTTGTAATTATCCAAACTATACTTTTGAGGGTTTTAGTTTAAATCAAATTATATTTCAAGATTGTAACAAAAGAATGACTAAAGTAAAATCCTATGTTATTGAAAAAAGCAATCTATTAACAAAAAAAGAATTAATATTTTTATTAAATATTTAAAATAAATTTCTATATTTAAAAAATATTTTTATTTATGAATCACTATAATGACTTACTGGCTCTAGGTATTAACCTAAAAAGATCTACTGGATCTGTTAAAACTAAATGCCCACAATGCTCACATAAACGTAAAAACAAAACTGATGATTGTTTGTCAGTTAATATTGATGAGGGTTTATATAATTGCCATCATTGTGGCTGGGGTGGTAATGTAGGTATAAAGTTTAAGAAAAAAGTTGAATTTGTTTTACCACCAAAAGTCAATTCCAACATTGCCGAGAGAGTAATTAAATGGTTTAGCAATAGAGGCATAACAGAACCAACATTAATTCACTGGAAAATAGGCGAATCACTTGAATATATGCCACAAGTGCAAGCTAAAAGAAGATGTATAAATTTTAATTATTACAGAGATAATGAGATTGTAAATGTAAAATATAGAGATGGCGAAAAGAATTTTAAATTAGTTTCTGGTGCTGAGCTTATATTTTATGGCATTGATAATATAAAAGAATTAAATAAGGTTTATATAGTCGAGGGTGAAATGGATGCACTAAGTTTACATGAAGCTGGATTGTATAGTGTTTGTTCAGTTCCAAATGGTGCAAGTAAAGGATCACAAAAACTTGAATACTTAGATAATTGTTTTGAATATTTTAAAGACAAAAAAGAAATAATACTTTGTACTGATAATGATGATGCTGGTTTACAATTAAGAAATGAACTTGCTAGAAGATTTGGAAATTATCGTTGTAAATACGTTGAATTTGGTGATTTTAAAGATGCTAATGAAGTCCTAATAAGCAAAGGAGCTGAAACCCTAAGAAACATAATTAAAGAAGCTAAGAATTTTCCATTAGAGGGTGTTTTAAATATTGATAATATTTGGCAAGATGTTTTGAATTATAATGAAAATGGTATAACTAATTATTCTATTGGTTTGCCAGGATCTGATGACTACTTTAAGTTAGCATTTGGGGAATGGAGTGTATTGTCGGGCATACCCAACTCGGGAAAATCTGACATTTTAGATCAAATACTTTGCAACTTAGCTACTAAGCATGATTTTAGATGTGCAATGTTTTCGCCAGAGAGTTTTCCTTATGAGGGACATATTAAAAGAATAGCAAATAAACTAAATGAAAAAAATTGCAATAGTGATGATTTAAATAATACTAAAGATTTTATTGAAGATCATTTTTATTGGATTAAAATTGATTTAGAGAATTTAACATTAAAAGGCATTTTAAATGCATTTAAAGAGCTTGTATTTCAAAAGGGTATAAATGTATGCGTAATTGATCCCTGGAATATGCTTGATCATTCAGCTCAAAGAGATCATAGTTATATAGGTAAAATATTAAGTCAAATAACTCAGTTTTGTCAGCAAACCAATACACATTTATTTTTAGTGGCACATCCTAGGAAAATTGAAAGCGAGGGCGGTGTTTATAAAAAGCCAACATTATATGATATTTCTGGTTCCGCTGATTTTTTTAATAAGGCATACAATGGTTTAATTGCTTATAGATGCATAGGACAAAAAACTAAATATAAAAGTGATGTTGTTAGATTGCATGTTGAAAAGGTTAAAAGAAAAGAGAATGGGCAATTAGGTGATTTTGAGAT